GGGGACCAACACCAATACTAAAAAATAGAATCATGAGAACAATAGAAATACAAGCGTACAAATTCAACGAATTAGATGAACAAGCAAAACAAAAAGCAATTGAAAACAACATTTATATTAACGTGGACTATGATTGGTGGGAAGATATCTACCAGGAAATGGAGGAATGCGGAATAAAAATTAAAAGCTTTGATCTAGGGCGGAGCCGATCATGTTCCATTGAATTTATAGATGATGCCCAGGACGTCGCAGAAAAAATCCTCAAAGAATGGGGACACCATTCAGCTTTCTATTCTGATGACTGCAAACAGTTTTTAAAGGATCGAGATGATCTAGTCAAGAAGTACGGGACAGGAAACGACGTCGACGGGTACAAAGTAGATGAGGACAAAGAGGACGAATTTGACCAAGATCTTGATGATCTTTACTACTATTTCAGGAATGATATGCAACAAAATATATTACATGTACTAGATGACGGGTACATATACCTGACAAGTGAGGAAACTATTACAGATACAATCGAAGCTAATGAATATGAATTTACAAAAGATGGAAGCAACATTTAGAGATGCACAGATCACCCCAACTGCATACAACATGACCTTTACAATGGTCAGAAACGATAGAAATTTTATCGTCAAATGCACAATCGACAGTAAGATCGAGGAGATACAGTTAATCGACAGCGAAACTATGCGCCCGATCTACGGAGTGGATATCTTTGACGATGCCCTGAAATTAGCTAAAAAAGTTTACAACAAAATAGATTTTCAAACATTAGAACAACCGTTCTATTTATATGAACACAAAAACAAAACACAATGAAAGATAACATAAAATTAAAAGTCAAAGGAGTAAGATATTTCGAGACTTCTAGGGGCGTAGGTTATGAAGCTATCACAAACGTAGAGAACGTAAAAATTTGGAACGATGGGGATGGCGGAATCTCTTATATTCCTCAACATAAACCCTACACAACACCATACTTGAGTTTAACTGATATGGAATTAGAGAGCCTCATAGATGACTATGAGATAAAGAATTAAATAACAATTAAACAAGAGGATCACATTCATTTGATAATTATTGTTTTGTTTTAAGGGCGGGGCTGATCCTCCCCCGCATCTTAAACAAACACAGAAACACAAACTCTATAAATAAAATGAAAAGAATAGTAAACACGAAAGTTATTGAGACGGAGATAATGTTCAATGGAGACACATACAAGGTATGGGAGTACACCAACGACAACAAAGAGCAAGAGATAGCTATAATGAATCCTGATGGATATGATGTCAGCTTGATAAAGGAAGTTTTGGACGGACAAATAATTGAGCAAATCATGGTATTATCGGCAGATCCTGAGCAGTACATTCACGAAAAATTTTGTTCATTCAAAAAAGAAAAACCATGATAAACATTGAAACCATAAAAAGAATTATTGAAGACATAAAAGCAGATGACGAATGGGTGCAAGATAGCCATGATCATGCGGAAAAAAGAGGCGTAGACAGGGCGCTTGATATCCTTTATAGACACTTAGAAGAAACTTATAATCATTAACACCTAAAAAATAAAATTAAAACACAGAAACTATGGGATTAGACATGTACTTACAACGTAAAAGATATGTAAAAAACTGGGATCACAACCCTTCAGAAAAATTTTTTTCAGGGATTGCATTTCAAGGAAACAAACCGATCAACTTAGAAAGAATAAATTCAATTACTTTTGACGTGATGGATTGGCGAAAAACAAACTGGATTCACAACTGGTTTGTCCGTATGGTTCAGGGGGGATTAGACGATTGCAAAGAATATTTTGTAGAAATAGAGCAACTTGAAGACCTTCTCGACACCATAAACCAAATTTTAAGAGTCTTAGACAGCGAAACTCTTGAAAAAGCACAAAAGGTAGCGGAAGAAAAATTGCCTGCCGTACAGGGCTTCTTTTTTGGGTCTCAAGATTATGATGACTGGTACTTTGATTCGCTAAGAGAGACCAGATACAACCTAAAAAAAGAATTAAGCCTACATCCTGACGATGATTACTATTATCATGCAAGCTGGTAGGAAAGTTATTAACAATTTTTGGACAATTACAAACAACAACATAACTTAGCAATATTATTAATTAAATTCTATACATTATGCAACAAGTAAAACACCACAGAGGAAGAATGTCTATTCAGGGGAAAAACTTCTTAATGAACCTTGATGAAACAGACCCAAACGTAATCAGGAGTATGTTTATGAGAAAATTTGGTAGGCTTATCACCGACAAAGTAATTTTCAAATATGGAAAGAACACTCATAAAAATCCTAAACACACTAACAATGAGTATCAGTTAAATCATTACATGCATACTGATAAAATTGATAGGATTTCTGAAAATGTGTCTAATATAAAACGTTTAAGTCCAGAGAGAGTCTATATTTATGGTAATACAGTAAGGCTCTCTGTTGGGGATATCGAATATGAAATTCCAGTATCTTTGTTCTCTGCTGAATTTATAATTAGCTTGAGAAACAAAGTGACAGACAATCTAAAAAATCAACTATCCTCTTTAAATGGCACAGTTTAAGAAGCTACCGACAGGAATATACATCATGTCTACTAAAGGCGGTGATGGAGTTATTAGATATACTTCACTAAACCAAAAGCAGTATAACAAAATGTACTTGCGAAATGTTTGGTGGAGTAAAACAAAAGAGTTTTTAAATAAATTAAATATAATAACATGGGAAGAACAAAATCATTAGTCGAAGAAATTTTTGACGACTTTGTAGAAACGTACGCAGAGTCAAATAGAGTCGCTCTAGATTGGATGGAGCGGGAGTATTTAGAACATAAAAAACAACAAGATGCTGAAACAACTAAAACAGATGATCTTGAAATCAAAAAAGATCAAAAGACACAAGATTTTTGTGTCAAACCAAATGATGGAGATACACAAATCGATTCCAGCCTTAGCCATTGACAAGGCTCTTTATCGAGTTAGTCTGACTAGCGAAGAAATGCAAAAGAAAATAGAAAACAGAGCCGAACTGATTGTCAAAAGAAGGGAATACTTGAGGGAAATATAAACTTAATGACACTAATAACAGAAAGAAGAAAGTACATGCTTGAAAAATTATGGAGTAAGGAGATCAAGCTCCAACGAAAGCACACGTTTTCTGACGGAAGTCAAGCTATATTTTTACCTGGACTAAAGCTAGAGAAGATAGACGATAAGATACAACTCTACCAAACTGGATCTGATATATATAAGATAGTCGAAACTCCCCACTTAATATATGCCATGATGAAAGGATTGAGGGAGTTGTCTAGGTCTTACGTTTATTCGAGAGCCTTATTGTTTAATCTTCAGGATAGCGGAAACAAGATAAAAGCATTTGAAAAATCAAACACACCAACTTTAAATAAAATCAAAGAAAATTATTATGACAACACAAATGACACAAAAATTAGCGAAGCTAATATCAGGACTTGACGTACTGAGAAAGAACAAAAAAAATCCATTTTACAAAAGCAACTACGCCGACATTAATCAATTACTTGCGCAGGTAAAACCGCAAGCAGAGAAGCTTGGGTTAACAATACTGCAACCGATAGTCAAAGATCAAGTGGTTACTGTTATAATGGACAACGAAAGCGGAGAAACCTTTCCGTCCTTTGAAACGACAGAGGCAATGACTGGTTTGACAATAATAGGATCACAGCCACAAGACAGGGGATCTGAGATAACATACTATCGAAGATATTCACTACAATCTTTACTTGCCCTTGAAGCTGAGGATGACGATGCCAACTCGACTGTCAGAAAAAAAACTCAACAAGCGCAGGCCAATAGGCAAAGTCAAAACTATCACAACTTTAAAAATACTAACAACGAAATAGGATTCTAATGAGATCACACAATAAAAGAAGCTTTAGCTTCATTGAAAAAATAGCCAGTAAGAGAGGGTATGTGGTGGATGAAAACGGAATCCTTATAGGTTATAATGGAAATCAACTTAGCAATCATAAGGACAAACAAGGGTATGTTAAATGCACTGTCAGTGTTGACGGGAAAAATATAACACTCTATGCCCACAGGCTGATGGCTTATCAGAAATATAGGGACAGAATTTATGAGAAAGGGAATGTTGTAAGACATCTTGATAATAATAAGACAAACAACAAACCTGAAAACATAGAAATAGGCACATGCTTAGACAACCTTAGGGATATGCCGATTGAATTAATTAGGGAGAGGCAGGAGATCGCTACAAGGAAGACCATTAAATACAACAGAGATGAAGTGGTTGATTACTACAATAAATGCGGAAGATCTAGAAAAAAGACAATGGAACACTTCAACATAAGTAGCGCAGGAACATTACATTATGTTTTAAGCAAAAGAAAATACAATTCATCATGCGATTAAAACAATTTGATACATATACTTTCAGATGCTCCTCACTAGGAAAACTGATGGTAAGCCCAAGAAACAAGAAAGACTTACTGTCAGCGACTACAAAAAAATACCTTCAAGAGATACACAAGGAGGTTGTTTTTGGAAAGACAACAGACATCGAGTCAAAGTATCTTGAGAAGGGAAAGCAGGTTGAGGAAGATGCTATTGAAATGTACAGTAGAGTCAAGTCTCATAGATACACAAAAAATGAAATGTTTTTTGAGAACGATCTTATCTGTGGGACTCCTGATATTATTGAAGATGAACTAATAGATATAAAATCTTCTTGGGACTTTACAACATTTCCTATGCATGAAGAAGAGCTACCAAACTCTGCATACTATTGGCAAATGCAGGGATACATGGCACTAACTGGAAAGAAAGAATCTTTAGTAACTTACTGCTTAGTAGACACACCAATGATGCTTATTCAAGATGAGATCAGAAGATTATCTTGGAAGCTTGGGATGATAGAAGTCCCAGAAGAACTTGAACTAGAAGTCTACGATAGGCTTCAATACGCTGACGTCCCAGAGGAACTTAGAATCAAAGAGTTTAAAGTCGAGTACAACGACGAGGACGTCCAGCGATTGTATGAACGCATAGAAATATGCAAAGAATATTTAACAAGTCTGTCTGTAAGTATAGGCAGTCGCATTCCAAAATCTATAATCTAATATTATGAGTGATTATCAACACAAAGACTTGACAGGAAGTCTTTTCAAAAACGAGTACAAGGAAAAAGATACTCAGCCTGATTACAAGGGAACAGCTTTAGTTAACGGAAGAGAGCTTGAGGTAGCTGGATGGATCAGTCAAACTAAAGCAGGGAAAACGTTTCTCTCTTTAAAATTTGGAGAGCCTTATAATAAAGATAAGGCAGAACAACCAACAAGGAAAGAGCCTGCTATCAGCGACGATCTCCCCTTTTAAATTTTAATTTAATTAACAGAAAGGGGGGTTATCAACCTCCCTTTTTTAATCCAATTCATTATGAAACAACCATCAAGAATAAGAACTAATGTGACCCCAATTAAAATTTGCAAAGTAGTTTATTCTGTAACAGGTATAAATCCACTTAAAAATTTACACACTAGAAAAAGACCTTATGTAGAAATAAGGCAGCTTACTATGTATTTGATCAGGGATTTATGCGTTATTGAACTTGCTAAAGTTGGTAAGTATTTTAATAAAGACCATGCCACTGTTCTTCATGCAGTTAAAACAATGCAAAACGCTATTCACTTTCAAAAGCTACCAATGTTTGTAGAATACTATTATGATTGTATTAGAAAAATAGAAATAGAAAGTTTAAAAAGCGAAACTATAAAGATAGTTAAACACTCGCTTGAGGAACAAGACTTGGACGAGCTAAAAACTATTAATGCAGAGCTTGTTTTTAATATAAATTATTTACTAAAACAATTAGATGAAATACCACAAGGAATTAAAGAAAGATACATAGACAATGAAGAACTCATTCATACAATTAGACAGAAAAATATTGAGCTGGCAGTGGTATAGAAATGCTAATGTGTTTCGTGTATTTATACACTGCCTAATCAAAGCCAATTATAAAGACATGACGTTTGAAAACAGTCTAATTCAACGAGGATCTTTTGCCACATCGTACGACAAAATAGGAGACTCTTTAGGGCTTTCTCGACAGCAAGTTAGAACCGCTATGTCAAAACTCAAAGACAGTAAAATTTTAGAAACAAAAGCAACACCCAAATATCTTCTTGTATCTGTAGTAAAATATAGCGATTACCAAGGTAGTTATAATAAAAACAACACTCAAATAACACCCGATCAACACGAGAATAACACGAGAATAACACCAAGTAATAATATAAATAATATAAATAACGATAATAATATAATAGAAATAGAAGAGGCGAAGAAAATTTGCCTGTCTGATTCGAGGTGGATTAAAGCAGTAATGAACAACTTTCTTTTAAACGATCATCAGTTTCAAGAGTATATAAATAATTTTACAAACCACGCCACACTAAATGGAACTACCTCCACATCTCCACAAGAGTACAGGCAATACTTTGTTAGGTGGTATAAAAAAACTACTGGCAAAGGAATGAATGGTAGAAAGATAATTAAATCCCAAAAGCCCGCACTGTGAAAAACACAATCGAATGGTCGTCAATTGACCTTAAAGGGAAATCTTCTGGACAACATAAACTTGTTTGCCCCGCATGTACTTCGGATAGGAAGAACAAAAGAGACAGGAGTTTAAGTGTAAATATATCTAAAGGTGTTGCCAAATGTCATCACTGCGAAGCTATATCAATACGATCTGATTACAAGGAGAACGTCCGTGTTGATTATAAGATTCCAGAACAAACATGGAAAAATTATACCGATCTGTCTGACTCAATGGTTAAATGGTGCGAATTAAGAGGACTTAGACAGTCCACTCTTAAGGTTATGAATATAACAGAGGAGGTTTATTTTCAGCCACAAGCAGGACAAAAGATGAACAACATTGTTTTTAATTACTTCGAGGGTGATGTTCTTGTGAACAAAAAGTATAGGTCTGGAGGAAAACACTTTACCCAGACAGCACAAACAAAACCAATACTATACAATATAAATGCAGCTCTTGGACAGGATGAGTTGTATATAGTTGAGGGGGAGTTTGACGTATTAGCTATGCATCAGGCAGGTTTTAAAAACACAGTTAGCATTCCCAACGGGGCCAACGACAATGATGACTTTTGGATTAACTCAGAGAGATACCTCCAAGACATTAAGAAGTTTTATATATGCACAGACAATGACGAAAAAGGAGAAGCTGTTGCGGAGAAAATAGTTCAAAGGCTTGGAAGGTATAGATGCGAAAGAATACTTTTCAAAAATAAAGATGCTAATGGTGACTTAATAGAAGGGGATGATATTTTGTTAGAGTCTATAAGATCTTCAAAAAAATATCCTTCAAGCGGTACGTTTACTGTCGATGACATGATGGATGATATCATGGATCTTCACGACAATGGTATGCCGGAAACAATTTACCCTAAGCATCCATGTTTTGGTAATCTTAAAAGCATTTTTAGCGTGATGAAGGGACATTTGGTTGTTGGAACAGGTATTCCTTCCCACGGAAAATCAAACTTTGTTGAATGGTATGTAATGAATTTAATGAAAGACTACAACATGAAGGCATCTTTCTTTTCTCCAGAGCATCATCCAATGGCTCTTCATCAAACAACATTCATAGAAAAGTTCTTTGGAAAAAACTTCTTTAGAGACAACGATGGTCTACCTAGAGTAACAAAAGAAGAGATTGTCAGGTATAAGGAATGGGCACAAGAGAGGCTGTATATAACCTCCGCAGAGGACGGAAAGTTCCCGACCTGGAACTGGCTCATGGAAAAATTTAAAGAGCAGATGTTTATTTATGGCATAGATATATTTGTCATTGATGCTTTTAATAAGCTTGACTATGATGACAGGAAGGATAATGAATTGAGCAGGATTAAAAGGGTCCTCACCCAGTTAACTATGTTCGCTCAAATGAATAATGTTATAATATTTTTAATAGCACACCCAACCAAGATGCAGAAGAATGAGTCTGGCATATATAACAAGCCGTCACTTTATGATATATCTGGGTCAGCGGACTTCAGAAACCAAACTCATGATGGGTTTACGATTTATAGATACTTTGAAGATGTCCAAGAAGAAAATATTTTTATAGATAAAAACCAAATAGAATTTATAACACAGAAGGTAAAGATGAAATTTCAGGGGGAGATGTCTCAAAGAGAAATCTTTAACTATCACTTACCATCTGGTAGATATTACGTTGGACCAAACCCACCAACCTTTGTTTTCGACAAGGTAGAAGCTCCTTTAGAAATGAAGACAGTTAGAGAAGCTTTTGATCTTGATGATTTACCATTCTAAAAGTTATGGGAAGGCCAAAAAAAATTAAAGATGACCCATATTATCACACATACGAGGATAGAGTTGCCATGTCTTGGTGTTTTAGAAATAAGATGAGATGTTTTTTGAAGCCTTTTCAGGAGGGGGAATACAAAGTTGTGGTTGAGTATGTTCAAAACGGGATTATTAAAGAAAAAGAATCTCCAAACAGCTACCTAAAAAATAATGCTTCAAGGGTTATGGCAGGAATATATAGACACTTATACAATAAAAATGTTAAAAACATTTAGTAAGTTTTGTTTTTGTTATCATTTTGTCTAACTTTATTAAAATTTTAGTCATGAGTAGCTTTGAAACAAGATTTGGTAAGTATAGGGGAGAAAGGTTTAACATCTTTCAACTAGATGTTCAGGGGTTCTGCGACAAGATATTGTCTTACAAAACCTTAACAGACAAACAAAAGATCGACTCTCTGCTAGAGCTAGATGCCGTTATGTACGTTAATCAAGGCATCGACTCAACCAAATCTGAAATAGCGGAAACAAAAAAGAAATCCAGAGTTATTTATAGACATATAAAAAAAATAGACAGCTCACTTGGGGGTCAGTTATTGATTCATCAAGATAAAGATTCATGAAGGGGAAACGGCAGAAGTATATTGAGTATATGAAGAGGAGGCTAGTGGGCCTTTGTAATGATGTTCAGTTCTTTCTACTTCTGCCAGATGCCGGAATTGAACTAGAAAATACTTTTATTGAATTAAAAAGTCTAATCGAAACACTGCACTTGCAAACCAAAGATGATGATTAATATAACTGAATTGATAAATGAAGGGGTCTCTATGAGGGAAGTTAATGGCTACTCTTATGCGAAGATCTCCGAAATTCTTCACGATAAGTATCGGATTGATGATGAGGTGAGAACACAACACCAGACTTCTTCGTTGTTGAGGATGGCTTATACAAAAAAGAAAAGAGTTGATGAGCACCCTGCTTTAGCTGAAGCGTGCGATGAAAGAGGTATTAACGTGTCTAGCGTTGGCCTTGCTTGGAATAAGGACAAACACTGGTCTATTCAATTCAAGCCTAGCTTAAGTGAAGGACCAACGTTTGAAGAGATGCTTAGAGATCACATTCATGACGTACAAAATCACACATTCAATTATGAAAAAATCGAACGACCACGTTATACTGATTCTTGCTTACTTGTTATTGATCCTGCTGATATACACATTGGGAAGCTTGCTTCAAGTTTCGAAACAGGAGAAGATTACAACAACCAGATTGCAGTCAAAAGAGTTAAAGACGGAGTTGCTGGTATTATAGAAAAGTCCAGTTCCTTTAACATAGATAAGATTGTATTTGTAGCTGGCAATGACATCCTTCATATTGACACACCCAGAAGAACGACAACTGCCGGAACGCCACAGGACACTGACGGGATGTGGTATAATAACTTTTTAATAGCAAAGAAACTTTACATTGATATCCTTGATGAACTTATTAAGCTTGCTGATGTACATGTAATGTATAATCCATCTAATCATGATTATCAAAATGGATTCTTTTTGGCGGACGCTATTAAGTCTTGGTATAGGGGGTGTGACAATATAACTTTTGACACTGATATATCTCACAGAAAATATTATCAATATGGCAACTCTTTGATAGGGACAACTCATGGGGATGGCGCTAAGCAGCAAGATCTTCCGTTACTGATGGCACAAGAATCAAAAGAGATGTGGAGTAAAACAAAACACAGGTATGTTTATATGCATCATCTTCACCATAAAGTTTCTAAAG